GTTTCATGATTCATGACTCCACCATTATTGCGGAAATCATCTTCTTCCATCCAATGTGCCACTGAAGTGGTCTTACCATCCTCAGTCATATACCATCCACTTGCAATGTCTTCATCCATTAATACAAGTTGCCAAAACTTCTCTGAGTTGAACACAATATCACTGTCAATCCATAATTGATAATCATACTGTAACTTACCGTCCCATGGAATTTGATCCGGTCCTCGCAATACATTCGCACCTAAACATTTGCATCTTGCAAAGTTTACCATTGATGAATAATCCTGAGAAATCTGGATGCTCGCTCCTGCCTGAACTAAGTCAAAACAAAGTTGTACAAAGTTTTTGAGATACGTATAAGATACTCCTCTACCAGGTAAACAAAAGACAATGGATTTGCCTCTCACCATTTCCTTTGCTTTCTCATAGTCCCATTCTGGAGCACTCTCAGATGCTTTGGGTGTCTTTGCTTTTACTGTAAATCCTTTAGCCATAACTTTAAATGAACTACTTCACTATCATAACACTCTATCTATACTCAGTCAAGACTTCCTTCGGTACTCAGTCAAGACTTCGAATTACAATACAATCATTCTCTACCTCGATGTTTACTTCTGTTCCCTCATACCATCCCTTCTCATCACATATCCATTCGGGGATATTCAATATGTGCTCACCAGTTACTGGGTCGATCTCTATAGTCGTAAAATTTTCCTGCGGATTTTTTTGCATATCTTTGAACCTTGTGCCTTGTTTTTATATATGAAAATTTTTTATATTGAAGGTATTTGAAATATCATTATAGCACGATATATAGATGCCTTCCGTAACACTTTGTAGACTCAAGGGACCCATCGATTTTATATACGGGGCACGGCAACGCATAACATAAGGGGGCATATAACCCCCTACTGCTGTATCACGAACGAATGCCCTTATCTATCAACTGCCTGCGAACTCCCCTCCTAACTTGATTCATAGCATGAGGGCATGATGGTGATGAGGGGGCAGTATATGTGAATCCTACATAATGCCTAAAGACTAAATGTGTCCTTTGACGTTCTAAGTCATAACCCATAGAATCCATGAAGATGCGAACTTCTTTTTTGTATTTCATTTGAGAAAGTAAAGAGAAAAAAACGAGAGAGGGGTTCAACTCTCCAGAACCCAGGTGCCCAACTCACCAGCATCTAGACGTTCGTTCATCAGTGCCCACCATGGAGAGGCAATGAAGTCATCTAGCAAACCCAGATGATGAACAAACCGCAAACCCTGTAACCATGAGACGGTGCCATCCCATTCAGCAGAGGTGAGAAACTCATTCCAGATAAGGTCAGAACGCATGAGGTGCTTTGCTTGGTTCCTCCATATTCTACAGCATCGCACCCCCCTGCCAACCCCCTAAACGATAAGGGTTGCTGATGAGGGTCATAAGATTATTTCTCTACACTTCGAAACTTATTGTTGCTGAAGTTAGCATAACTGAACTGCTCACGATTGACTAACTTAAATGTACCGAACTCATTAGAGTAGACATAACCCTCACCACCGATTGGAGTTTGTCCAATGTATGCCTTTGGACCATTATTCCGACAGAGATAGATAGCATCCTCTTTAATGGACTTAACTAACAACCAGAAACTGATGAGTTTCTCATTCATAAAGGTGGAAGCAATCACGGGACGATTCTCACGAATGCAAGAGTTAAGTTCCTGTTTAATCAGTTTGGCATCCTTATCTGATACAAACTCAACATTCTGTGCCATTACCTTAGCAAAGGCAATTACGTCATCTAAGTCATGAAATCTCTTCAATCCATCATCATACAAACCAGATGCAATCGTTGCCAGAGGTTTCACAAACTTACAATAGAATGTGTCTGTAATAGTGAAGTTCATCGGGTGTGCGATTGCATCCCTTAAATCACTCTCTGCTGTGTAATACGTATGAGGGGCAACAATAATCTCCTCCTCTACAATGTTATCGAACTGATAGGTGATTGTGTTCGGTGTATACTCATCAGTGCCACCGAATCCGATAAAGTCTCCCTGAAAGATACCTTCGGTTTGTGGAAGATAGTCAAGGCACTTATGGAGAATTGTTGCAACGTTGCCCGTATGGTTAGCATCAATATCCTGATGCGATTCGTTGATTTTGATCTTTACTTTGTTAAAAACTGACTTAGTACCAACGAAGAAATTACCAGTCGCAGGATTCTTTCCCCATACGATTGCAGGTGCCCCGTCCATCTTTACTGACAGATTGCCCTCATTACGTAGACAATCAAGAGCACTTAAATCTCCGGTGAGAATGGAATCTTCGGGATGTTCGATGTGCTTGTTTTGCATAATGTTGAGAAAAAAGTGAATGAATAAGGTGGGGAGTTTGTATCAGATAGGGAAGGAAATATTCTTTGCCTCAGGATTGCAACGATATTTGCCGGGGTCACTACCTTTGTAGGACGAACATGCACCGGCATGGATATAAGCAGGAACTGCTACGTTATCACTGGAAACCCACAAAGTGCGACGGGTAGTGATTGAAGAGGCAATGCGGAACATATTAGAGAATGATGAGAATGAGAATAATTGAGTAGAATTGGGCATAAATTGATGCCCATTCTTTTTTGGTTTTAATCATGCAAGACGCATACCATTACGGAACTTAACAGTTTGCATTTCGTCGAATGTTTCATTAAAGACACGAACAAACCAAGTCCAATTCTGTTGAAATACCTGCTCATTCTTTGTTCCACAGGTATATCCAAATTCGTTGAGAAGTGCATTTAGACGGGATTTTGTAGTCTGTGATTGTCTGCCACCATCATAAAGTTTCAGTGAATCTTCATCAATCTCAGCAATCAAATTGCCGTGAAGGTATACCTTTGAGATACCATCTTCCAAGGTAACTGTTGTATTCGCAGAGGTCCAGTTCGTGTTATCTTTGATTGCTTGGATCATCTGGGTTTCGATTTTGCGCATGAGAGGCAGGTAGAAGGGGTTTAGAGGTGTGGTGAGGTGCTGTCCCCTCCACTTCTATAAGATACACGATTTTGGGGGTCTGTGCCGTGACCTTGTGACACTTTGTCCGACTGTCTACTCGCGGCTGACCTGAGTATCATTTAGTGGGGAGATTGCCTCCCCCTAAGTGTTAGTTAACGACTGTGAGTTCTACATTCTTTGCCATCCAAATCTGTTCGATGATATCATCAAGAGTGGCAATCTGTTCATCGAAAGTATTATCTTTCGTAATAGAACTACACCTGATAAGTTCACCTCTACGGTCTACAAGTGCCATTCTTAAGTTAGTGCCAGAAATGTTCATTGATTGTTAGTTAGTGAGTGAATGAGTAAGTGTTACTTACATAACGTGCTCTAGAGCAACTTTACCATAAACTTCATAGAAACAATCCCATGCCCAAATATCATGCACGAAAGAATTGCAACCTTCTACCTGTTCAACAATCCAATCGTATGCCATATCTAAATCAGCATCCATTTCACCCACAAAATTATACAAACCTTCCATTGCTGATTTGAAATTAGGGTCTTCCATTAGTGATAATTCTGTCTTGCCAGTCTCATTATCACGAATAATCATTTGACCTTCGATGTTGTATGCTTTGGAGAATTGAGGCATTTTGTTAGTTAAAGAATGAATGAGTGATTGTTAATTAGTTGAGAATATAAGTGCTCAGATCATTACGATTATCGCAAGAGCACCAGGTATCGTAAAAAGAATCCCATGCAGTTTCGTTATCAACAAAGGAGACAATTTTCAACATCTCACATACCCAATCGTATGCCATATCTACATCGGCATTTGTATCATTGACGAAAGCACACATTTGCCCCATAATGTCATTCCACTTTGCTTGTTGTTCTGAAGGAATAAGAGAGAAAATTGGAGTTGACATGATGTTAATGAAGAAAGAAAGTGTTAAACAGTGAGTGAATCAGTCTCCCAATTCGATAACAGTGTGTCCGAGGTAATCTTCAACCCAGACAGTGGAATTAGACTCACTATACATCGAATAGGCAACATCGATAGCATGATCCTGAGAAGCACAATTCTCAGTTTCGTTAAGTGCTGGACAGTGAACAGTGTAAAGCAAAATTGAACTCGTTTCTTTGACCCTTCTACAATACACGATTTTGAGGTCTGTGCCGTGACCTTGTGACACTTTGTCCGACTGTCTACTCGCGGCTGACCTGAGTATCATTTAGTGATACTACAGTGAGTGTTACTTAGTGAGAACTAATTCTTTGATCTCCAACTCATGCTCTAGACCAAACCTATCATACAACTCATCATAAGTAGTTTTTTTGAATTCCCACTTCTTTGCAAGTTCTAAAAGACGAGGCATTTCATTATCTTTCCTCTTTTCAAGGTAATCCTCCGCATCCTTTAACGTAAGGAAAGTCTTAGTATGGTCTGAGTCCAGCATAGGAATTTCAAAGCTATCAAAATCATTGTTTTCATACTGGATTTCGAAAACTAGATAAACTGAAGTCATTGTTGTTCCTTTGGTAAATTCCTTTGACTCTTTAATAATACACTATTTTGAGGTCTGTGCCGTGACCTTGTGACACCTATCCGATTGTCCACTCGCGGCTGACCTGAGTGTTACTTAGTAGTCTAGTTTGCCGTTAATGTAACTTTCTACATCAAACTTCTTATCATCTTCTCCCT